AGTCGGTGGTCTTCCACGTCACATCGAACACGCCATCCGCGCCCGTCGACGACGTGATCGTGACGGCCGTGCCCGCGATGTCATCCGTCTGGAGGACGTAGTCGTCGGCTGGTGCGAACACTCGCGTGACCGTCCCCGACGTGGTGAACGTCCGCCCCGTGTATCCGTCGATGAGATCTGAGGCCGATATACGCGCCATATCCAGCAGCGTGTCGTCCACGGTGTCTGTGATCCGTAAAGCCGCCTTGACCTGCGCTAGCGTCGCGTATGCCGTCATCCTGAGCCTCCTCGGTGATCATACCGAACAAATCAGCCGTTGATCGTGACTGTCGGCCCCCGGAACCGATGCCCTTCGAGGGCGAGATTCACGAACGGATTCAGGCTCATCACTCCGACGCCCATCGACCGCAACTTCTTCGCGACCTTCGGCAACTGCTCATCCCACACCGTGAACGGCTTCGGGTCGCCTGGCGCGTAACCTTCGATTGCGTCTCGCTCATCCAAGATCCCGCAATCAGCGCCGGCAAGGATGATGAACCTCGCCCCGAGATAGGCAGCGAAATGCATCCCCATATGCAGGCTCGTCGGCCCGCACACGAGGTGATCGTCATGCGTCGGCCAATGCTCCGCCGTGTCGAACGACGAGTACATCTGCGGATTCGTCTCCACGAAGAACACATTCGGCTGGGTCGGTCGAGTCTTCGCCGGATAGCCGATGCCCTGCTCCACCATCGGCACGATCACCGGAAGATCCGGCCGCGCATCGGCAAGAATGTGCGCGTCTAGGTGGTAGTGGGTGACGCTGTAGAACTGGTCGAGGCCGAGTGCCTCCCCGGCCCGGTTGATGCATACGACGATCTTGTCGTCGAGGAACCCGGACGGTAGATGGTTGAGGGTCGCACCGGAGCCGACAACGTAGATCGTTGACCCAGCGTGCCGACGTTTGAAGTCCGTGTATTGCTCCGCCATCAGTCCCACGAGTTGACCCTCCGTCGTTCGAGGCTCCAGTCACCCGGCCCCGGCTGCGACCGCTTCCCGTTCATGTACTCCGCATTCGACGCGTAGGTGCGGTTGTTGATCTCGCCGAAGTAGCCGATCGTCGACGAATTGTGATGCATGATCGGAATCGTTGACCGCCGCACCTTCACGCCCTCGATCGCGCAGCGCAGCTCGTAATCGTTGTCCTCAAAATATGCGGGGTGGAATCCCTCGTCGAACAGGCCGACACGCTGCACGACATCCTCACCGACCGAGAACGCACAATACGGCTGCGGAGACTGCGCGAGGAGCACATCCTCGCCGCTCGCCTGCTCCGCGAACGCCTGGAGTGACCCTGCCGGCCACTCGACATCGAAGTTCGTGATCAGCCACCAGGGGGCGAACGGTGCCGCCTTAATCCCGAGGTTCCAACTACCTGCGACGCCGAGGTTCGCGGGCATCTTGATGACCTTCGTCGACTGCACATGCTCCACCGGCCAGCCGGTGTTCGTGATGAGGCAATCCCCGTTGTCGATGATGATGAGTTTCTTGATCGGGTAGTCGATCGTGGCGAGCATCCGATACAGGATCTCCGGCCCGCGGAGGATCGGAACGATCATGCACGGGATCATCGCAACTTCTCCATCGCAGGGAGCCAATAATTATTGAACACGAAATCCGCCCCGTACTGGCTGGCGAAGTCCTGGGCGACCTGCGACCGTTCACGTCCCCGAGCGTATGCCGCTTCCATCGCCTCGATGATCGACGGCACCGACGGGGTGACCATCCACGCGCCCTGCATCGCATCCCACCACGGCTGCCCCTCCACAAGCCACCCATCACCGAGCAACTCCGGTGACGCTGTCGTGTTGGTGCAGATCACTGGCGTGCCGCACGCCTGCGCCTCCACTTGTGGAATCCCGAACCCCTCACCCATGCTCGGGATGAGGAGGCAATCCATCGACGTGTAGATCGCTGCGAGCAGATCGTTACCGACGCCCGACCTGAACACGTACTGGTCGACGAACCGCAGTTGATCCGTCTTCAGGTCGCACGCGGCCGCCAGCTCTAGGAGATTGATGCCCGACATCGCGCCCCGATCCTCCGTGTGAATGTAGAGGACGGCATCGGGGTGATGCTTCGCGAACATCGCGAACGCGAGGAAAGTCTCCGGGAACGACTTACGATTCGGCACCATGCCCTTGTTCGCGGACACCATGCCGAACACGAACCTGTCCTCGCCGACGTCCATGAACTCGCGGCCCGTCAACTCCTTACCGCCCGCCGTGATGCTCGACGTCGGCTTGAACACCGGATCAATGCCGTGCGGGACATAGATCGAGTCGATGCCAGCGTTCGCGAGCATCGCCTCCCCGAACCGCGACATCGCCAGCGGGGTGACATTCTTGCGGCCGCACCACGCCGCGACCTTCGGCGGAACCGGGGTGTGATCAATCGGCACCCACGACGCGATCTGCGGGATCGAATCCCACTGAGGCCCACCGAACACATAAACGTCGTACAACGTGACGAGGAGCGGATCGAGGTCGGGGTTCTCATGCGCCCACGCCTGATAATGCGCCGGCACGACATCGTTCGAGTGAATATCGAACCCGCGAGGATATTGCCTGATCCCATGCCAGTCGAGGGTCGTCCCTTCGAGGCCATGGTTACTGGCGACGGCCAGCCGGTGCCCTGCGGCTTGCAGCCGGGTGATCACCTGGGCGGTCTGCCCACCGTAACCGGACCTCGCCCAAGGGCTGTTCGAGTTCCACAGGATCGCCCGGCTCGCCGAACGTGGTGCCTTCTTCTTCTTCTGAGCCATCCGCAGGATGCCTTCCTGTTCGCAGGTGCCCGACGGCCGGCCCAGTACCTGCGGGAAAGGGCCGACCGTCGGGGTCTAGAGGGGGTATATCAGGTTGCAGCGCCCACGAAGTGCTTGATGTGGGACGTCTGCGGAAGGTTGCCGTCGACCCGGAACGTGCAACGGAACGTCACGAGATCCGCGCTGAACGCGAAGTCATCGGAACGATCCAGCCGGATCCCGCCAACGGTGCGGACGTAGTACGACGGGAAGTGACCCGCGATGACGGACTTCGCAGATGCACCGATCGCAGCCATCGCCGGATTCTCGTACAGCGGGACACCGAGCACGCGATCCGGTGTCGACTCCGACATCGAGGGCTGGAAGACGAAGTTGCCCGCGCCATCCTTAAGAGTACGCATCGCAGCGATTGAGGAACCCTTCGCCATGAAGCCGACACCCGGCAGCGCACGCGCAGCGGGATCGAGCGAGTAGTACAGGCTGACGAGGTTCTCGTACGTGAACGCGCCAGTCGTTGCGAGGCCGGTGCCACCGATGAGGGCAGAACCGGATGCAGTGACCACACCCGTAGCCTGCGTCGTCCCTGTCCCCACCGTCAAATCGTTATTGACCACAAAACCTAATGCGTTGCCGCAGTTCTGGGCCAGAAGAGCCAAAATATCGACCCCACTATCCTCAAGCAACTCGCGGCTGATCTGGGTGAGGAACCCGTATTTGTAGGCCCCCAGCGTCACGAAGGCAGAGAATGCGGGATCGGACTCGCCGAGGGTCGCAGCCTGCGCGTTGACGCTACCCACTGAGTAGGTCGAGAGCCGAGGGATCTGAAGATTCTCGCCGCCCGCTGTGTTGATCGTGGTCGACACTGCGAGCATCGGGCCAACGGCACGAGCAAGCATGATCACCTGATCGTAGAACGAGGTCGGAACCGGTGCGCCAGTCGACGTAGTAAGAACATCGCGACGCTCGTTGCCGAACTCTGCCGAGCGGATCTCGCCACGGGCGAGGCTGCGGATCGTCTCAACATCGTTGGACGGCTTGACGACCTGTCCGACGGGGCGGATCTGATCCTCGGCACCTTCCTGCGACGCACGAACCTCAGCCTCGTGGGCCGACATCCGCTTGATCTCCTCGATCATGGTGGTGCGGCGAGTGAACTCGTCATTCGTGCGGTCGAACGCGATGCGCTCGTCGACGGTCATTGCGCGATCCTCAGCGGCGCAGAGATCGACGATCGCCTTCGCGGCTTCGAGATCCTTCGCCCGAGCTTCGTACTGGGCCTTCAAGACGTCCATTGTGATGCCTTCCTGATTGAGTGGGTTGCCGCAGGTGTTGACCAGTGCGGCTCCGCACTCAACCAGGTCACGGCTCACGTGCCCCGGCAATAACCGGATGCTACATCAGACCTGCATCTCCATCAAGGCTAGGAGCTGCTTCGCGACGATCAGCGAATTGTCAGGCTTGACGTCCTTCGGTGCGAGCTGATCGACGACACCGCGAATGAGATCCGCCTGCGCCGCATCCAACTCCTCACCCGACTCCAACGTCACCAGCGCGGCCGCGAGGGAAACCTCGTCGACTGCGACCCGCGCCGCGAGTTTCCGGACGGATGCTGTCGTCGCCGCGTAGGCCGGCTGGCCCGTCACCACTGACACCTCGTGCAACCGGACCTCGGTGAGGGTGCGACGTGAACCATCCGCCGACCACGTGTCGCCACCGCGTGGCACGGAGAAGCCGAACGACATCGAGTCGACGATCCGCTGCTCAAGAAGGATCGACATGTTGCGGCCGTCCGTTGTCATCGGCAGATCAGCCTCCGCGAGGAGGCCCTTCGAGTCTTCCTGAAGCCGCAGCGTCCCCGACCTCGTCGACGCGAGGAGCTGCGAATCGTTGTGGTTGACGTACATGCGGATGTTGTTCCGGCTCTTCAATGTCCGGGCGAACGCGCCCGGCTGGATACGCTCGATGAACGGGAGCGGCTCCGAGTCGGAATCGAACACGGCCGCGTACCCCTTGAACGTCATCTTGTCGCCGACGGCACGGATCTCCATGTCGTCGACGAAGTGTGCGCGTGTCTCCATGACTGTTGTCGCCTTCCTCGTGGCCGGCGGAAGCTCGCCGACATTCACCGCCTTGATACCGAGCGCCCGATACATGCGGCGCATCGACGCATTGTTGTCGATCGCGAGGACGACGTCGTACTCCTCCAGTAGCCGCTGCGCCGTCTCGCGCTTGAAGTTGAGGGTGTCCGACGTCGGACCCGGGTTCATGATCAGTTCCTCATACTCGACACCGGCAGCGGCGAGCGCCCGGATCGTTGCCGCCCGCTGGTCCTCGTTGCGGCCCGTCACGATGTACACGTCTTCCTCGGTCTCCTGGAGGAATGCGACCGTCTCCGCGATCGGGGTGTCCCCGTTGAGGATGGTCCCGTCGATGTCACTGATGATGATCGGTTCCCCGCCAACAATCCGGCTGCTCATCTCGCCCTCTCGAATCTGTTCCGCTTGCCGGTCGAACCATGCACGAGCCGGAGCAGGATCAACAGGATCAATGCCCCACAAATAATGTGCCACCGCGCCGGGTCCCGGAAAGTTGTCGTCACCTGCATCATTATTCTGCGGAGCGTCCAGATCGACCGCATGACGTGCCGCCCACGCCGACGTGCGCAGCACCTTGTCGTCACTGATCTGACCGTCAGCCATCAGCCGGGCTTCCCGCACCGTGCCGGCCGTGACCCCGTCGCCCGCCTCGCCAGCCTCGAACAGTTCGACTCCACGGCTCGCAGCGTCCCGAATGTAGGCAGGGATCTCGCCCGTGATCCGCTTCCCGGGTGCTGGCGCACGCAACTCGCCACCCGGCTCCATGTCCTCCGCGAGGGATAATGCGACCATCTGGTCGACCGCGCCCTGCT